ATTTAAAAATATACCACTAGCATTTTTCTTGTACTTTATTTCTACACCTTCATCTTCTCTATGATGTGATGCAGCACCTGTTTCTGATGCTCCTTTGAACTTCCTCTTATCTGAAAGAAAATTTAACTCTCTCCAAATATCATTCAATTCTTCTTGTTTATAGTAATCATCAACTATAACAACAGGGAGACCATGAACTTCATTATAAGTAATATCATGCATGATGGCTCAACTTATTCCTTCCATCGTACTTGTTCGTCTCTGCATATGGCCCATCAGCATCTACATAATGTAAGAATACTTGCACATGCCAGTTGCCAGTAAATTCTTCTCTCCAGTGAACCACTTCTGATCCTTTGTAGAAAGCTAACTCACCCACATCCAACTCAACTTCAATCTCTCTTTCATCGTCAAAAAAGATAGGCCAAATCCCATCATCGGAATCATAACCCAGCGTCAAAGTAGCTGACAATTCACATGAAGGTCTGTCCGTATGCTTTTTTAAAACTTCTCCGGGGCGATAGATTCTGGCATATGTGTATGTTGGAACCAACTTACGACCAATCACCTCAGACAACGGGTCGGCCAGCATTTCCAGCAATTGATCTAAGCATTCATCACCATAAATTGAATCTGATTTCGGACATTGGTCGTCTTTATACAAATGTCCCTGCTCGTAAAGAGAAAACAACCTATCAACTAGGTTCTTACAATCTTCTCCCGATACCACGTTAGACATAACAAGGTATTTTTCTTTTTCAAAAGTTTCTTGTGTAGTAGTCATTAGTCATACCTTTTTTTGCTGTGAGCGAACCTTTTATACCATCCAGAAAGAACAGAGTTGAAATTCGTGTAATTCTTTTGCATTTTCTCGACATTCATCTTTCCCACTTCCATTTTCCACGATTCTCTTTTGAATGGGTATACATGAACAAAAGGAATTCCTTTAGGTATTAAGATTCTATCTTCTGGGATCTTAATCGAGAAGGGAAAATTTATGTGCAGCGGATAAGAATCGGTATCAACAATACCGGGCAATATTTCAAAGGGAACATCGTGATATGCTGGAGTCGTGAAATAACATGATGTACCGGGAGATGTACTAATTTTCCAAGGATTCACAAACTTAAGCATATAAGATTTAGAAATAGATTTATCGATCAATTTCTCACTATTCTTAAATTGGTTCGAACCATGCTGCTCAATATACACTCCGTTCCTTTCAGTTTGAGGCCATTGAATGTTCAATTTGCCTTCTTTTTTGTCGTTTATGATGACAATATCGTTTGTCGTATATAACAAATAACCACTCGTTGTTGCATCTTGAACAGGCATACATGTCTTAATGGTCAGATTATTACCAACTTTGTCTTCATCGTAGCATGGCTCTATATCATGCGGACATGATTCGTTTATATACCTACTGCTTTTCTTAAACCATTCTGGAATGTGTTTTTTAGCAGGAGTAGGTTGTTTAAATGAACCGTGGAGATATCGATCATCAATTTCAAATTTAATTTTCAAAGGTTTCATGATAAACTCTATTTGAATTGTTGTGGGCCATGAATCCAAGTTACAAGTGCATATCTTTTACCGTTTTCAACAGGGTTCACTCTATGCATGACATAACTCGGGAACAGCGAGATAGACCCTTGCTCTCTAACTGCAACATGCTGTCCAGAGTCAACAACAATCAAATCACACTCCTCATAATCATTTTCATCAGACAACTGTATGGTTATAGAAATTTTTCTCGTTGATGTATTCCCATCGCCAACATCTCTATGCCAGTCGTAATGACCACTAATTTCTCGATCAGAATCATAACACATCAAGCTGAGAGGGGCGACTAAATGAGAAATATCATATTTGAAATATTCATCATTCGCTGTCTTAATGATGTTCATAATTTTGGTGTATATCCACTCCGTTTCTTCAGTTGGATATAAAGGATATTCAGTTGCTGATCTAATTTTATTGTCCGTTTGAGTTGCAGTTTTGATGCCCCCATATCCAGTGGTAGCATCTTCGCCTTCGATGGTTTCAGTAAGAGCAATGATCTTCTCACATTCCTCTTTTGTAAACATCATCTCCGGTTTGTTTCCACTGAATATTGGGTAGTAGCCCGGAAACCTTTCAGCATCTGTGTAAATATTCACTCTCTGTTCATTATATGCGGTCTTCACATCATTTCTCCAACCATCAATCCTTTGACGCGATTATAACATCAACATATTGAATATCAAGGCTCAATGAGTGTGAATGTGAGCCACTTCCGCCTGCACTATTTGTACCCCTCGAACCTGCACCACGTGAATATGAGGGTGGAGAAGATCCACCTGTCGTTAATCTTGTTGACCACCCCGGAACCGTTCCATGAGCATGTGAGGGCATTTGAGGGGTGGATAGTGTGTGAGAAGCAGTACTTTTACCAGAACCAAATACAGTTGTGAATGACTGTGCGCCACCATTAGAAGCACTACCAGAAACAACTCTCAAAGTTTGGTTATCGAATGTTGTATCTTTAGTCCAGCCTGTAGGTGCAGCAGTTTGGTTGAATACTACTTTGGTTCCAGACTCAATTCCAGACCCCCCCAACTCCTCCTTTAATAAGCCTAAAAAAGCCATAACTAATCCTTTTCGGCTAATATAACATCTACATATTGAATATCAAGGCTCAATGAGTGTGAATGTGAGCCACTTCCGCCCGAAGAGGGTGTATTCCTATTCACGAGTTCTGTTCTCGGTCCAGCCGTCCCAAATCCTCCATCGGCAGTCTGCCCACTCCATGCATATTGGGGGTATGTGTGTGCGTGGCTAGGTATTTGTGGTGTTGACAATGTGTGTGAAGACGAACTCTTCCCCGGTCCAAATACAGTTGAGAATGCCTGTGTTCCACCATTAGCCGCAGTTCCAGAAACAACTCTTAATATCTTATCGTTGTGTGTTACACTTTTAGTCCAACCTGTAGGTGCGGCAGTTTGGTTGAATGATACTCTCGTAGTCGATTCGACATTTAAACTTGCATCGTCACCGCCGACTCCAGCTCCTAGTGTAGACAGAAATGCCATTTGATCTATTCCTTCGACGCGATTATAACATCAACATATTGAATATCGAGGCTTAATGTGTGTGAATGGCCTTGAGACCCACCAGTAGATGTAGAATTCATATTTTTGGGTTGCTGTTTCTCATACCTAGGCTGACTTCCAAATCCCCTTGCAAGCACCTGACTGAGAGTATCCACACTATGTCCGTGAGATGGAATCTGCGGCGTCGAAAGTGTATGAGAATCTGTAGATTTACCAGAACCAAATACAGTTGTGAATGACTGCGCACCACCATTTGAAGCAGTGCCGGAAACAACTCTGATTGCCTTATCGTGGTGGGTTACATCCTTAACCCAGCCTGTAGGTGCTACCGTCTGGGCAAATGTAACCTTAGTTCCACTTGGCGTGTCGCCTTCTCCCCCACCACCACCAGTTAATGTCCCAAGTACTGCCATTATCTATCCTACGTAATCTCTAGAACACTCATAACAACATCAACCGATGCTGCGGTGTTTGAAGAAACGTTAATTCCGTCACCCTCCTGCAAAACAATCTTCTGATCCCCACCGACAACAACAAAAGTTTCTCCTGCTGCTACTGCTGTATTTTTAGCAACATATGTGTTTGCTGAGCCATCATTATGCATAACTGATACAGTAATATCTCCAGCATCAATATTTGCTAATGTTAATCCAATGATTGTCGTATTAGTAGAAGCTGGAGAGGTATAAGAGCCAACAGTAGTGTTTGCTAATCCAACCCCTCTAGAAAAAACTCTTTTAAATGAATTTGGCATTTTTCCTCTATCCTAATGCTATTGCAAGTGCTGCCGCTTCACCAATCGGATCAAAAGCACTCTGGGAATAATTATTAGATGTAAACCTTCCGTCCACATAATTATTAGATGTGAACGCCCCTGTGACATAGTTATTCGTTACATACGCATCCATAATAACACTATTCGAATAAAAAGTCATATTGTAAGTATTCGGTGTATATGTGAGAATACTAATAGTATCATTGGTCTGTGGCGTATCAACAAGATATACATGTGTCTGATCTACCTTTAAAGCAGACCATAAAGTATTCGATAGTTTAATGCCAGACTTCCAAACTTGAACAGTTGTATTCGAGTTCATATTCGGAATGGCAAAAGAATTAGCTGTTGTATTCGTAAACTGATATTCTTCTAAACCTGCTGTAGAAATAGCTAGATAATTCTGCAATACTTGATTTTGGATATAAGTATTTGAAGCAAGACCTAATCTATTAATGTCAGTAGACGAATATTGCAAAGTAAAGCTGTTTGCATTATCCACCACAATCTGAATCAAGTCGTTTGAGTCTGGTGTGTCTACTACATTTACATGAGTTGTGTTTGGAACAGAGAACAAGTTAGCAGCTAACTTGATACCGTTTTGATATACATGAACAAATGTATTGGAAGTAGTAGGAACAGCAAATGAGTTGGCTGTCGTATTACCAAACTCGTACTGAAGCGTTCCTTGTTCTGTGATGGTAACAGTAGGACTAAAATAATCTTGCAAATAAGAGTTTGCTACGACCTCTGCAGGAAGTGCTATTTGTGATCCTACGATAGCACCGTTAGAAAAATAATATGCATTAGCAGTAATCGTCAGTGTATTAGAACTGATATCGACAGCTTCGCCATTAGCTGATATTGATTGTGCAAATACACTAAGATTTTTGTTTAATGACATTTAAATCCCCGTCGAATATTTCTTCTTCTGTGTATAAGATAATGGTTTGTGCCATTAAAGCTTCTACACTATTTATGAAGTTTTTGATTCTCAAGTTTATTTATATTCAACTTTACTCAAGCCATTTAGCAACAATAGGAACCTTTTTGCTAATGATAGGCTTCATCAACATAGCAATTTCGGTGTGTTCTTTCTGAGTGCCATTAGCCTGTCTAAGATCAAGATAATGCAGCCAAGACCTTAATGTCCCGTTCATCGTCATTCGAGTCATTTGCATACCTTCAGGCAAAATAACCCTAGCACATTCTTTAGCCATGTTATTTTCCAAAGCCCACTTATAGGCCATAACGATTTCATGCTGAATCTGCTTCTGCTTTGCCTCCCACTGGTTCTTTAATTCTTCATCCTCCATCTCAATAGAATTTTGACGGTTCTTTTGATCTTGTAGTCTGAATTCTCTAGTTGTCATACCAAGTTGAGTAGTTTCAGCATACCTTTGAGAGAATTCTTGAAAAGAAAAGGATCTATGCCGTAAAATCTGCCGTGCAATGTCTCTCGGACAGTCGATCTCAAAAACAAGATTCACCATTTCCAAAGGAGACCAGTGGGCATGTTTGATCAGATAATCAATCAATCTTGGCGCTGTTTCGTAGTTACCTTGATTGTCAGGGTTACTCACTCTTGCACAATACGCAATCAGACCAGAGGTATCTGGGATCCCCGAATCTTCTTCCGGCCTAGTTCTTGCAAGAAGTTTTACCTTATTCATTACATAAAATCCTTAAATTTGTCCATATTAAACTTCTCAGCGGTATTCGTGTTATCAAACACCGGAGAGTCCATTACGCCCTCATGTGCTGAGTTGTCAACATTGTATAGTCTCATCTTTTCCATATCAACACCAACAACAAACCTTTTTGTTTTGTTCTTGTTCGCGTATCTGTTCTTAAGCTGCTTAACCATAATTTGACCAAGTTCATCAAGCTCATCGTTTCGTGTTAGAGCAACCATAAAGTCGGCTGTTGCCGGAAGGCCGAAGGATTCAGCAACATCATCCATATCAATATCAGAATTTTTGAAGCCAGTCCTTGTTACTTGGGTAGCAGTAACGACAGGAGGACCGTGTTCAACAGAAAGACCTCTCAGTTCTTCAGCAATACTCTTGATAATTGTATACGAATTGGCCCCATTGCCTGCAGAAATCCTAGAAGAACTCATGATGTTGATGTAGTCAACATAAATGATATCGGGCCAAAACTTCTTCTTCAACTTAATCTCGTTCAAAAGAACCCTTAAGTGATTCACGTTTGCCTGTGATGTTGGATACTCTTTTGTGAGAAGTTTTCCTGTTGTTTTAGCGCCAAACTTGCTGACTTTTGTAAGAAAGTTTTCTTTGGTGAGTTGGATAATGTCTTCAATCGGCACATCTAGAATGTTAGCATCAAGTCTCTCAGCGATTTTCTCTTCTGCCATCTCCATAGTGACGTAAAGAACATTCTTTCCCATAGCCAGATGAGCGCCAGCAAAGTGTGTCATCGTCAACGACTTACCGACATTTGGTCCTGCCATAAAGACATTGAGCGTCTTTTTCTCAAACCCACCTCTGGTGATGACGTTGAAAAGATCAATATCAAAGGGAATCTTATCGTTCTTACGGTG